TATAATTCTAAGTAAGAGTATAAATCTGAATTTAAAAAGAGATTTAGTTAAATACGTAAGAGACAAAGCTAAATCACAATATAAAAAAGCAAGTAATTGTTACATCTGCGAAAGCAGTGAGAATTTAGATTTTCATCATTTTTATGGACTCACCGAACTACTAGAAACTTGGCTAAAACAGAAAAAGATTATTATAACAAATGAACAAGACATACTAGAGATTCGTGAAGTCTTTATTGATGAAAATTACGATAAAGTATACAATTATGCTGTAACTCTCTGTCATAAGCATCACTTACGACTACATTCAATTTACGGTAAGCGACCCAAATTGATCACAGCAGAGAAACAAAAACATTGGGTCGAGAAACAGAGAGAAAAATATGGCATGGTATGACAGATTATTAGGCAGAACTCCTCAAGCAGATGAGGAGAAACTTAATCCTGCTCAATATGTAATTTCCCGCGAAGAGGGAATGACCATTGATTCTCGTGAAATCGTAACAAATTACCGTAACGCATACGAAACTTTAGAAATAGTCAACAGAGCAGTAAATATGATTGTTGACGATGTTGCTGAAATACCTTTCTCAGTTGGGGAACAAATACAGGGAATCAATAACATAATTAAAAATATAAGAAGATCAAGAGTTGATATTCTTTTAAATAAAGAACCTAACCCTTTTCAAGATGTTAGTACTTTTAAAAGAAACTTAATTATTGACTTACTTATTGATGGCAACATCTTTATATATTTTGATGGTGCCCATCTGTATCATTTACCAGCAGATAAAATGACTATCTATAGTGATACAGATACTTATGTAGAAAAATATTCATTTGACAATAGCATAGATTATAGTCCGAAAGAAATTATACATATAAAAGAAAACAGTTTCAATTCTATTTATAGAGGAGTTCCTAGATTAAAACCAGCATATAGAACTATGCAGTTACTTGGAAGCATGAGAAACTTCCAAGATAACTTCTTTAGAAATGGAGCTGTACCAGGTTTAGTACTAAAATCACCAAACACTCTTTCTGAGAAAATAAAAGAAAGAATGTTACAAGCATGGGTTGCAAGATACAATCCACAGTCAGGAGGTAGAAGACCTCTTTTCTTAGATGGTGGTTTAGAAGTTGATAATTTGACTGAAATTAACTTTAAAGAATTAGATTTCCAAGAAGGAATCAAGTCAAACGAAAGAATTATTTTAGAAGCAATGGGTATACCACCTATTCTTATGGATGGTGGTAATAATGCAAACATAAGACCAAATCATAGATTGTATTATTTAGAAACTATCTTACCGATTGTTAGAAAAATAGGTTATGCTGTAGAACGCTACTTTGGTTTTGCAATTAATGAAGATGTAACAGGTATTCCTGCTCTACAACCTGAATTAAGAGACCAAGCAGCTTATTATGCAACTCTTGTAAATACTGGAATACTTTCAGCAAATGAAGCAAGAATAGCACTTGGAAAAGAACCTGTAGAAGGGTTTGATCAACCAAGAGTCCCACAAAATATAGCGGGATCAGCAGCAAATCCAGAAGAAGGTGGACGACCAGTAGAAACTCCGCCAAGCGAGGAAAATTAATATGACAAAAGATAAGATGGCAAAAGCATTATCAGAGTTTTTAGTAAAACGTAAAGTTGATACTATTTCTCTTTCAGACTATAAAGGTCTTGGTAATGATGTTCCAGTTAAAGACTATCTTTTAAGAAGAGCATTTGGTTCTTGGAGTAGAGTACTTTCTGCTATGCAGAAAAGATACCCAATTGATTTGGAAACTCTATTAGCACCAGCACCTGCTCCAAAACCTGCACCTAAGAAAGTGACTCCTAAGAAAACAGTAGTCAAGCCAAAAGTGGAGAAAAAAGATGTCAAATAAAATTTATCACTGGACTAGCACATTCAAATCATTAGGTGAAACTGATGATGGTGGAGTTGAGATTAAAGGCTCAGCAAGTACAAACGCATTAGATAGAGCTGGCGACATTATTGAATCAGAAGCTTGGACAAAAGGAGGGTTAGAAAACTTCAAAAACAATCCAATTATTCTTTTCAATCACAACTACGACAGACCTATTGGTAGAGCAAAAGATTTACAAGTTACAGACAAAGGCTTAGAGATATCAGCAAAAATATCAAAAGCTGCAGGTGATGTAACACAACTTATTAAAGACGGTGTCCTTGGGGCTTTTTCTGTTGGTTTCAAAGTCAAGGACGCTGATTATATGACTGAAACTGACGGATATAAAATAAAGGACGCGGAACTCTTTGAAGTTTCTGTAGTATCAGTACCTTGCAACCAAGGGGCAACTTTTGGAATGGCAAAGTCTTTTGATTCTATGGAAGATTACAATAAGTATAAGCAAACTTTTTACAAGGCTAACTCAAACGATTCAGCAGATGCTGTTGAAATTGAGCAGCCAAACGGGGCAATAGCCCAAGAAATGGAGACTAATATGTCAAATGAAAAGCAAGCTCCTGAAAGCAAACCTGAGTTTGATCTTGATGCATTCGCAAAGGATGCTGCTGAAAAAGCAGTAGCCGAGTATGCGATGAAACAAGCTGAACTAAAGGCTGCTGAGCAAAAAGCTGCTGAGGAAGCCGCTGAAATGGCTGCTCAAGAAGCTGAGGTTCAAAAAGCCGCTGAGGAAGCAAAACAGGAAGAGCAAAAAACTATCGTTCAAGCTGGATTATCTGGCGCCGAGAAGTTGATGTCTGATGTTGAGAAAAGAGTGAAAGATGACTACTCTAATTTAGAGTCTGTTGTTAAGTCACTTGAAAAGCAACTTGCTGAAAAGTCTGAAGAAATCATGAATATTCGTGAGTCAAAAAGACATTTCACAGACAGACAAGGTCAAGGCGACTGGAAAAAAGCTTTTGAGCAAGACATTCTTGATGCCAAATTTGCTGGTCTAGCAACTGGTAAAGGATGGGATACTCCTATGTCAAAATCTCTAATGGAGAAAGTAAACGCACATTCAGGTGTGGGTGTTTCTTCTGCAGACTTTGAGCAAGTAGTATCAACTAACATTGAAAGAGATATTCAAAATGAATTAGTATTGGCACCTCTCTTTAGAGAAATCCCAATGACTTCTGCAAACATGATTATCCCTATCTTACCAGACAGTGGTTACGCTGAATTTGCTTCAGCTCAAACAGCTTCTGGTTCATCACCACATGGTAACTTAGCCCAAAGAGGCGACACTTACGGTTCACCATTCGGTGGTATTGATATGAGTGAAAGAACTCTTTCAACCAAAAAACTCATTTCACAATCTTACCTAGGTAATGAAACTGAAGAAGATGCAATTCTACCAATTCTACCTTTAATTAGAGAGTCTATGGTTAGATCACATGCTAGAGCAATTGAAAATGCTATCTTAGCTGGTGACGACGCTGACGGTGCTTTCGGTACTTCAGGTGCATCTTTTGAAGGTCTACTTCACTTAGCAAGAAACGATTCAGACTACACACAAAGTGCAACTGCTTTTGCATCTGACACTTTGACAGCTGCTGAATTGCTTTCATTAAGAAAGAATATGGGTAAATATGGTGTTAACCCTTCAGAAGTGGTTTATATCGTTTCTCAAACATCTTACTATCAATTATTAGAAGATGCAGAGTTCCAAGATGCAAACCTAGTTGGCGATATGGCAACTAAGTTAAGTGGTGAAATTGGTCAGGTCTTCGGATCAAGAGTATTACTCTGTGACGAATTTGCTACTGCAGCTACTGGTGCTTTCGCAGCTATCGCTGTGTACCCAAGAAACTATGTAATCCCAAGACTCAGAGGTGTTACTGTTGAGTCAGATTACGAAGTTGCTAACCAAAGAAGAGTACTTGTTGCTTCACAAAGACTAGGGTTCGTTGATCTTATTGACGGAGCTACATCTAAGTGGGGATACATGTATTCAGCATCTTAATAATTGATCCTTTAAC